ATGTTTTCGACAAAATTTAAACAATTAGGATTAAAAATTCAATATTACAGACAAATGAAAAATATAAGTCAGGTAGAATTAGCTGATGAGGCAGGAATCTCACGCTCGTATCTGTCGAAAATAGAAACAGGGAAAGCGCAGTGCAGCGTACCAGTTTTGCTGCAGATTGCGCAAGTCCTGAATATTGATGCAGGTATCTTGCTGACAGATAAGGATATTTAAGTAAGATCAGAATAATTTTCTGGTATGTTTATCTGCATACCGGTTTAATTTTGAAAAGCTAGCAAACAAATGGTTTTATCCTGATGTTTAGCTTTTATAAAAATATAGTTCTAAAATTTTCTGGGATTATATTTTATACAGTTCAGGGAGGAGATGGCAGTTATGAGCGTAGAACCCAATTTTGTAAAAATCGGACAAAACATCAAGATCATGCGTATCCGTAAAGGTGTTACCCAATCAGAGCTTGCGAAAAAACTTGGTATTTCTCAAACACATATGAGTAATCTGGAACATGGGCGTGTGAGTGTTAATTTGAAAGTTTTGTTAAGACTTTCACATTATTTCAGCTGTGGCGTTGATGCACTTTTAGGCTTAACTTTGAATACTGAGGTTAAACCTCAAGAGGTAGAAGACAAATATACCGCAGAAGAATTATTGGATATTCTGAAAGTACTGAAAAAACAGGTTATTTAAAATTTAGATTGAAGTGAAGCTTTTAAGATGTAACTCAGATGCTTTGTATATTGGTTTCCACTGATTGGAAAAGTGAGTTTTGATTTACATTTTTCAAATAACTCCTAAAGAACAAAAAAGCGCACTTTTAGTGCGCTTTTTTGTTCTTTATTTTTAATACTAATTGCATACTGTATACACAAATGCGGGTGAAATAAGAAGAATACTTGTATACAATTGTCTGAATACTTGAAAAAAGTTTCGATTGTGTTACAATAGAAAACGTTGTTGGATATTATTAGTTAATATTTTCGTGGAATACCAACGAAATAAAATTAATTTATTTGAGGGGTTGAGCTAGGATAATGATGGATATTTTAAACACTATCAATAGTTTTGTGTGGGGACCGCCGTTAATGGTTTTGCTTATTGGCACAGGTATTTTACTGACTGTAAGATTAGGTTTATTACAGGTCATAAAGCTGCCAACCGCATTGAAATTGATTTTTACTGCAAGAAATACAGGCAACGGCGATATCAATAGCTTTAAAGCCTTGTGTACGGCGTTGGCAGCTACTGTTGGCACAGGTAATATCGTAGGTGTTGCTACAGCAATCAAGGCAGGTGGTCCCGGAGCGTTGTTCTGGATGTGGATGGCGGCTTTTTTCGGTATGGCAACTAAATATGCCGAAGGTGTTTTAGCAGTGAAATACAGAACGGTTGATGCCAACGGCAATATTTCCGGCGGACCGATGCATTATATTGAACAGGGACTTGGTAAAAAATATAAACCTCTGGCAGTTATGTTTTCGGTATTCGGAGTGATGGTTGCCTGTTTAGGCAGCGGTACTTTTACACAGGTCAATGCTATCGTTGAGATCACTAATCTTTCCATAGGGATCCCGGTCATGTATACGGCAGCTATTCTGACTGTTTTGGTGGCAATCGTAACCATCGGCGGCTTGAAATCTATCGCGATGGTAGCAGGAAAAATAGTGCCATTTATGGCTTTAGTTTATATGCTTACTACAGCGGCAGTACTGATCGTATTTGCAGATCAGGTACCTGCAGCATTTGCTCTTATCATTGAAAGTGCTTTTAATCCTACGGCGGCAGCTGGTGGATTTTTGGGTGCTACTGTTATGCTGGCGATGCGCAGTGGTATTGCGCGCGGTATTTTTTCTAACGAAGCCGGTTTAGGCAGTGCTCCGATCGTAGCAGCGGCGGCGAAAACAAAATGGCCTGCTGAGCAGGGGCTGGTATCAATGACGGGAACTTTTATCGATACGATCATTATTTGCACAATGACAGGTTTGGTTCTGGTGGTTTCCGGAGTTTGGACAGGCGATTTGAATGGTGCGGCTATGACTCAATCTGCTTTTGCAATGGCTTTTCCTGCAATGGCAAAATATTTATTGATGATAGGTTTAGTGTTATTTGCTTTTACTACTATTTTGGGTTGGAATTATTACGGTGAACGCTGCATTGAATACCTTTTTGGCACGAAAAGTATCATGCCTTATCGTTTAGTCTTCATTGGTCTTGTGGCGTCCGGTGCTTTTTTAAAGCTGGAAACGATTTGGGTTTTGGCTGATATCGTTAACGGTTTAATGGCGATTCCTAATCTGATTGCTTTGCTGGGATTGAGTGGAGTAGTTGTGGCAGAAACAAAAGCTTATTTTACATATTGGGAAAAAGTGCGTTCCCGGAAAAAAAGAATTGATATTATTGGTGAACCTGAATATAGTGAATAAAAAATATCCCGCAGCTTAAACTGTGGGATATTTTTTGACTTCTGGCAGAAGTCATTTTTTTGTGGTAATATGAAAGCAGAGAAAGACAAGGTAAAGGAGCTGGAGGTATGGAAAAGGCAGAGGTAATTAAAGCGTTTCATTTGATGTGGGATAATTATCCGGAGTCGGCAATGCTTATTGATAAAAAGCGTAATATTATTGCTGCCAATAAAGTCGCACCCAGTACAGGACGCATAGAGGGCAACAAGTGTGCTTTAGTTGAGCCGTTAGAACAGCACAAGGGCTGCAGGGCAGAAGAAGCGTGGAAGAATGGTGAAGCCAGTTATCGTAAAAAAGTCGGTAAATTAGGTGACGTAGTTTCTTTTTGGATCCCTGTCGATGGTTATCCTGATTATTTGGTGCATTTTTCTGTCGGTTCGATTCAAAAATATGAATATAACGTTTGAAAATAAACCCTGCTGTAATTTGCAGCAGGGTTTTATATGACCAGAATAAACGAAGTATTATATTTCGTTCTTTATGATTTATGCAAAATAAAAAAGACGCAGAACAAGTCTGCGTCTGTCTTTTCCATTGGTACGCCCGAGTGGAATCGAACCACCGCACACGGCTCCGGAGGGCTTGTTACAAGTCTGAAAACCATTGATATAACTTACTTTATTGATTTATGGTCGCAGTTTTGGTCGCACTCTTTGATTTTTTCTTCTGAAAAATGTCTATTATATGTCTGTTAAATCCTGGCATTGCATGTCCGTACATTTTAAGTGTTGTGTTTGCGTCAGCGTGTCCAAGACACCTTGATACTTCTAAGATAGGTATATCTTTAGTGAGTGCTGCTGTAGCAAATGTATGCCTGAATGTATGGATATTTTTATTTACTCCGGCCAATTCACATATCTTTAACCAAGCACGTCGAATATTTCCATAGTTAAGGGCTTTACCGCTTTCAGTACAAAATACGAAGCCGTTTATATAAGTGATTTTACCGCTTGTCTGCATAGCTTTTAGTCTTTCTATACAGGCATCATAGACGATCGGGATGTAACGTATACCGGCTTTTGTTTTAGGTTCATGGAATACTTGACCGGTACCGCTGTCTTTTGCGCGTTGTATACAAATTTCTCTTTTATCAAAATCAATATCTTCCCATTTTATCGCAAGAAGTTCACCTATCCTGCAGCCAAGTACTAGGAGCAAATAAAATAATGTGTAGTATTTTTTATAATATTTATTGGTACGTAGTACACGGAAGATGCGAAGAAGTTCACTAAAAGAAAAAACTGACATTTCTTTATATTTTATTTTCACCGGTTCAACAGCTTGCATTGGATTATATTGTACCATCCTCAGAGCCACAGCTTTCTTGTAAGCGGCGAAAAGTAACTTATGTATCTTACTTATTGAAGATGTACTTAAAACACCGTCATAGCTATTATACAGCTTTTGTATTTCTTTGCCGCTGAGCTGGTCAATGGGTATATGTGCAATAGGAGCAAGCTTATTAGCACTTTGTTTTTGCCTTGCAAAACTGCTGCTGCGTAGGTGTGGTTTTTGATATGTTTCTAAAAATTCTATTACCCATTCACCAATGGTAATAGAAGATGCTGTGAGATTACCTTTATCACGTTCTGCCCGTATTTCTTTCTTAAATTCTTTGGCTTCTTTTTCAGTGGCAAAGCGTTTACGGTGACGTTTGCCGTCGTTGTCACAATAGTCGTAACAATATTTTTTTCGTGCTTTGTCGTACCATATTGTTCCGTCGCCGTACATTGCTTCACTTCCTTACTTATAATTTTTGTTAAATTCATTTATGACGTTGAGCTTCAAGTTCGTCAACAAAACAATAGTTATCAAAGTCATTATTTATAATATGCTCCTGCTCATGCAAAAGAGTTTTTCTATTTGCTTCATAGGTAAGACGTGCATTTAAGACACATATTTTTTCTCCATCCGCATTTGTAACGCAATATCCACCTATTTTGCAAGGAAGGTTTGCAAGAACCACCCTTGATATCATGGTTATCACTCCTGTTACTCTTCGTATTCTTCTTTCTTTTTCATTCTTGAAATGAGTTCTGCAGCTACTTTTAAATCTTCCGGAGATACATTTTTGGCCGCATCAAATAATATACGCATACCTGGATTGTCATAAAGTTCTTGGGCCATCTTTGCTGCCTCAGGATCAATGTAATAATGTTCGTGTTCAGAATTTACGTTCTCATCAGTCAATAAAGATGTTGGAGGAATTTTTAATACATCTGCTAATAGCGCCATCTTGTCGCGGCGCATATTTTTTATAAATCCAGTTTCCCATTTTTTTACAGTACTTTTACTGACGCCAACATGATTGGCAACTTCCTCAAGTGTTAAATTTAATTGCTTCCTTCTTGTATATATTAAATCTTGAATATTCATAATAATATCCTCCTGTAAAATTATTATAACATTGAGGTTTCGTTTTAGCAACTAATCGAGCGGTAAAAGAGAAAAAAGTTTCCAAAAGGTATTGACATGTGGAATGTATTGAAGTAAAATTAAGTTGCCTAAAGGAAACGAAAGGAGGGAGTGAAATGAATTCAAATATGCTTATGGCAGAAATCAAATTAAATGGATTAAAAATGAAAGATTTTTTGTTGAAAATTCAAATGCCTAAAGGTACTTGGTCAAAAAAGATTAGAGGCCTTACCGAATTTAGTAGATCGGAAATGAACGAAATAATTAAAGTGTTACATCTTTCGGACGAGAAAGTAATGGCTATTTTTTTTACCGCTAAAGTTTCCTAAAAGAAACAAAAGTGGAAGGAGGTATAAGTAATGGAAAAAGAAAATGCCACACAATCAGTGTGTGTGGCGAATTGTGAAATTTGTAGAATTGATGGTGCTGAATTAGCAACAGTCATAAGAGTTGAGTGTTTGACAGGTAAGGGTACGCAAGAAGATCCGTATACAGCAATATATAAATTCTATACTACGGACAATAAATACATAGGTAGTATTTAAGTTATTTTGGTTTATTTAAAATTCCATCCAAATTATATTCTGCTATATACTCAGCTTCTAATGTATGGACTAAAGCATTTATAAATTTTTTCATATCATTTATATCATAGTCTGTATGTTTTCTAATCATATGCGTTTCATCATTACCGAGCCATGTAGCAGCTTTGGCAAGTCGCTGAATAGTAAGATTTTGAAAACGTGATATGGATTTTGAAAGTGTTTCTGAATATATTTCGTCTTTATTATTTGGAAATTTTAAGGCAAGGCATTGTTTTACTAGAATTTCAAGAGATTTTCTATAAGCAACTCCACAAATTTTGTCTAGTTTAAATTCTTCTGCTTTTTCTGCTTGTTGAAATATTTCTGCAAATTCTGGATAGATATTTATTATATTTTCAGGAAGATTATAATTTTTGAAACTGTATTCAGGATAAACTTTTACGGTTTTATAAATGTTTAATTTTTGAGGGTTGTATTTGTTGTAATACTCATGTGGTCCAACTTTTTTCAGTATTTCCTCGTTGCATATTTGAGCAATAGAAAAATAAATGTTTTTGCAAAAATTGCATTCTTGGATAAGAAATGCATAAGTTTCGTTGCAAAATTGTGATGAAATTACTGGTGTTATAGCTGTATTGCAATGGGGACATAAAGTTACTACACCAACCAAATATTCTTTGTAATCGAAACTTGAAGTGAGCCATTTTAATTTCGACCAATCGAGGGGATTCATATGATATTACCTCCAGTAAATTAGTTATCAAATAAATATTATAACAAAATACAACTTAGGTAAAGAGGTGTTATTAGTAAGCTGAAAAGTATTGTTAAGGACAGTTAGGTTTTTGCGGAATGGCAATAGATACCATTAGTATGGTTTCTGTTGAGATTGAATGATTGAAAGCAACACAAAAAGAAACACCCGCCTGCTCGTGGAAAAGTTAGCGAGTGTTTCTTGTGACCAGCCGAAGCTGACGAGAACATTATAACACGCTTCGGCTGGTATATCAACTTTGAAAGAGGGATATACCATGAACAAGAAAGATGAAGCTTTGGCAAAGTTTGTCGAAGTGGTAAGAAATTTAAACCATGAAGAATTTGAAGAAAAGTATGTTAAGGATAGTAAAGGGCTTGATGAAATTGAAAGAAAGGAGGATCAGGAAGATGGAGCTTGTGACGTGTGACGAATATGCGAAAAGCAGAGGATTAGCGCTGGATACCATTAGAAGGTATTGTCGTGAAGGGATTATCCCATACCTTCGGATTGGTAAGGTATATAGGTTAGATCCTCCGCTAGTTGACGAAGCTTTGACACAAGTTATGCGTGAGAATATGGAATATCGCTCTAATGGGATAAAGCGAAGTCGTAAGCGAAGGAAAAATTTTGATTTTGAAGCAGCTCTAAAGGCTTTATAGGAGGTTGAATTATGAAAGCACTAATCAAAGTAGCAGGAACAGCAGTAGTGATGAAAGAGAGTATTAAGGAGCAGCCTTGTGTATGGGCTTTAACCGCTTTATCTATAGCAACAGTAGTTAAGCTGATATATGACATAGGTTACGCTATGGGGCAGGTGGCAGGCTTATGATTAGAGATTTTACCGTAGCAACTACTGCGATATTTGTCGGAACATACATTGCTATTATGGCTGCTGTAGTGACAGTAGGGGTGTTGAGATGAACGAAAAACGTCTTATAAAAACAAACAAACTCTGCCTTGCGAACGGTGATGAGTTCGACAAAACAGAGTTTGAAGTGGATACTGATGTCCTAGCTGGATTTATTAAGGTCAAAACAGAAGGTAAAACAATTTATGTTAATCCAGAGTTCATCATATCCTTTGAAGAAAGTAACTTGTCCAGAGTTATTTCTTCTTGCCGGTAGTTTTAGTCTGAGAAAGCGCACTTCCAGCTACAGACTTAGATGTTTTGCTGTAGTTATCGTTTTTCAATATCTTGGATGCTTTGCTCGCAACAGACTTTGATGTTTGTTTAGTGTTTGCCATTATAAAACCTCCTTTCTGCCCAATATTCTTAAGATAGTTGAGAACGGTGAGCAAAAAACAAAATACACGTTCACACTATATGTAGTAATTATACCACAACGAGGGGAGCAGTCAAGATGAACAAAATTAAACAAATTCGTGAACAAAAAGGCCTGTCAAGAAATCAAGTCTCTAAAGCCAGTGGTGTTTGGTACAAGAATTTACGTGATATTGAAAATGGTAAAGACGTGACATTATCCACACTCAGGAAAATTGCAGCAGCAATGAACTGTGAAGTATCTGATTTAGTTTAGGAGGAGTGATTATGACAAAGCAAAAGAAAAAGAGCTACCGAAGTAGCAGCTTCGATAGCTCAGGTGGACTGTAAATTTTACGAGGTTTAGCGTCCACCTTCATTTTAGCATAGCGAAGGTGACTTGTAAATGGATAATTTATTGCAGGAAAAGATTGAACGCCTAAACAGGGCAGTAGCAATCGTTGACAAGATGAAATTAAAGGTGCCGGTGAGACTATCGCCAGTACCAGTCGTTGTATGTGTACATTGTGGATGTAGAGTGCCAATAGAGGATACACGCTGTAGATGCGGCGGTCAAACTTTTAGAGAGTTTTAGGAGGACGTAGAAATGAATGAGAAAGAAAAGTTAGCGGCCTTTCGTGCGCTTCAGCAGGCATACGGTGAGCCTAAAGTAACCGCAAAGCAGGCTGTTAAATTGCTTAGACGTGCAGAACGGTGCAAAGGGAGGAATAAGTAATGTTTAAAAAGGCAGAACGTAAAAGAAGCTATGTGAAAATTGCTTTGTGCGGTGTATCTGGAAGCGGTAAGACATATTCCGCATTATTGATGGCACAAGGGTTAGGTGAAAAGATAGCTATGATTGATACGGAAAATGGTAGCGGCGAATTATATTCTGATCTTTATGATTATGACGTTGCGCAAATTGTCCCGCCTTTTGCTACTACGAATTACATCAATGCCATAAAAGAAGCTGAAAAGGCTGGTTATGATGTGTTGATCATTGATAGTTTGTCACATGTATGGAATGGAGCAGGTGGGCTATTAGAGCAACAAGAACAAATTGCCAGAACTAAATATAAGGGCAATTCTTGGGCGGCATGGAAAGATATTACGCCAATGCATGATAAATTAGTACAGACAATTTTGCAAAGTAAAATGCATGTTATTGTGACCATGCGGTCCAAACAAGATTATATTCAAACCGAAGATAAGAAAATCAAAAAAGTTGGTATGGCTCCTGTACAACGTGAGGGGTTGGAGTACGAATTTACTATCATGTTTGATATTGATCGTGAAAAACATGAGGCTACGGCAAGCAAAGATCGTACACGTCTTTTTGATAATTCTGTAGGTGTAATAACCCCGGAAATAGGAGCTAAAATACGGCAGTGGATTGAGCAGGGGGCAATAGCACATGAACCAGTTAAAGTGCCAGAGGAAGAAGCTGCAGTAAAAACTACTGAGTTTGTAAAATTTGATGGTACAAAATGTTATGTTCGTGGTAACGCAGGTTGGCAGAATGTAGAAGAAATGGGTATCGAAGGATTAAAATTTATTCTTTCAAAACCACAGTATGAAAATGCGCATTCCTGTGCAAAAGCGTGTCTTGATGCAATAGAAGCAGCAGAAGAGGCAATGGAATGAAAACCACGGTAAAAGACCTTCAGCTGATTCAGACATGGCAGGGGGCAAGTGTTGTGATTCCGCTTTCATCGTCAGAGGCGGAAGAGGTTGCAGAATTAAAGAAGAAAGCTGACGATGGAAAACCATTGCAGTTTGAATTAAAAATCATTAGAAAACAACGTAGCCTTGATGCAAATGCGGCATTATGGTTTTTGTTACAGGAAATGGCGGCTAAACTACGGACAAATAAAGATGCGCTATATCTTGAAATGTTGGGTAGATATGGAGTATTTACGCATATAATTGCAAAAGCTAATGCTGCAGAGCGATTTAAAGCTCAATGGCGTACTGTTAAGGATCTTGGCGAAGTTACTGTCAATGGGCAGACTGGTAAGCAGCTACAATGTTATTTTGGCAGTAGTACTTATAATACGCTTGAATTTAGTCGGTTATTAGATGGAACGATTAACGATGCTAAGGAAATTGGTATAAACCTTATTTCCGATGCTGATAGGGCGCTTATGCTGGCAGAATGGGGGAAATAATAATGAAAAAAGAAAAAGAGCATGTCCTGAAAATATTGACAGAAAAGCTGGAAAAAAATGAGCCTTTATTTGTGATGATAGAAGGGAACACTATTATATCCGGGGAGTTTGAAAATCCTGCTGACTTACACGCACGAACTGCGGCAGGCATTGCTCACCTAATGCTTTCGTTAGAAATGGAAACTGGATGTACAACAAAACTTATGACTAAAATGGTTGGTTACTCTTTGAGCTTGTTGAGGAAAGTAGCAAAGCATGGCTAAGAGTATCATACAGAAAGAAAAATATTGTTACCTATCTGGAGCGCAAAATGTGCCACTTGAGGAGCATCATTGTTTCTTTGGTCCGTTACGAAAAATCAGTGAAAGATACGGCTTTAAAGTTTGGCTTACCCCTGAATATCATAAGGGGAAGAACGGTCCGCATCAGGATAGGAAAACAGATTTACTGCTGAAAAGAGAATGTCAACGTAAGTTTGAAGAAACTCACAGCAGAGAAGAATTTATGAAGATTATCGGAAGAAATTATTTAAAAGACTGAAAGGATTATTATGAACTACGTTGCACAGATGAATGCGTTTTGGAGCTGGCGGTTACTCAACCAACTTAATAGCCGAGCTGCTGATTTGTATATGGCATTATTGCACTTTAACAATTTAGGCGGCTGGCAAAAAGAGTTTACCGTGTCCAGCACGATGCTGCAATCGGTGTGTGGAATTTCTCGGACTGAATTAAGTAGGCATAGGAATACTCTAATTCAGATGGGGCTGATTTCATACCAGGGCGGCAAAGGTAGTCGATCAGGTTTTTATCAGATATTTGATTTGTGTATCGTATACCGAACACAAACTGATACACAACCTGTAACACAACTTGTAACACAAACTGATACACAACCTGTAACACAATCTCGCGCGGAGAAGAAAGTATATATAAATAATATTATTAATAATAAACAAAACGAAAAGAAACAAGAAGCGCCTGATTGTGAGCGGGAAGAATATTTTGCCAGATTTTGGGAAGCATATCCGGTGAAGGTAAAAAAGCCTGTAGCTAAAATCGAGTGGAACAAGCTTGTTGATCCTTGTGTGGAGCTGTACGAAAAAATCATAGCTGCTGTTGAGCGGTATAAACAGACAAGCCGTTGGAAAGAGAACAACGGGGCTTATATTCCATACCCTGAAACCTTCTTGCAGGACAGGCGTTGGGAAGATGAGATACGTGTTACAGAGCAGAAAAAAGAATGGGCATGGTGAGGTGATTTGAATGCTTGATATAGGCGATATAGAGGCTGCGTTTGTGGTATGGCGAGCAGCTGGCTTAACTCCACCACCGATGAATGATGTGCAGCGGGAAAACTTTATGGCTAAAACGTTGGAACAATACAAGTATACACAGGTCAATGATTGGGCGGAAGCTGTTGAGTGGGTGGCTAATAACAATACGCGCTGGGCAACGTGGTTCGACATCAATACAGCGCTGTCTATAGTCCGGCAGAATAAAATCGGCGCAGAGAAGAAAGCTATTGAGCGTAATTATAAAGCGGCAAATGAGTTTGTTAAAAAGTTGTTTGCTGATCTTGCTGCCGGTAAAACATTTGGCGAACTACGGCAGCCAGTGAGTGAGAAAGTCAGAGCTGCAGCAAAGAGGATTTTCCCTGACGCCGACGATAGCTTTATAAAGCGTAATTGCAGCGATATCAGCTTTATCGCAGACGTTGAACGAAAATGCGCTGAATGTATTAACACTGTTGACTGCCCATACAGCGGACATCAACCGTTTTTGAGAGTAGACAAAGAAAGTGGATTTACTTATGTGGTAGCTGATCGTGAACGGTGTTATAAATATCATCCGTTAGTGCCTGATGTAGTACCAAAACGGTCAGCATGTCGTCAAGGTGATTTAGCTAAAGTTTAAAGGAGCGGTAACTATGAAAAAGTATGAGTTGACAGCAGAGTTTATAGAAAAATGGGGCAAGAAATTATTTAGGATTAAGGCTTTAATTAGCTTTGGAAGTGTTGAAGCTGGTGAACTTGGTGGATATGTGGAAAAAGAAGATAACTTAGCGCAAAATGGCAACGCTGAGGTGTCCGGCAACGCTTGGGTGTACGGCAACGCTAGGGTGTCCGGCAACGCTAGGGTGTCCGGCGACGCTGAGGTGTCCGGCAACGCTAGGGTGTCCGGCAACGCTGAGGTGTCCGGCAACGCTTGGGTGTACGGCGACGCTTGGGTGTACGGCAACGCTAGGGTGTACGGCGACGCTGAGGTGTCCGGCGACGCTAGGGTGTACGGCGACGCTGAGGTGTCCGGCAACGCTGACTATTTATTGATCGGTCGCATTGGTAGTAGATTTAGTTTTACGACATTTTTCAAAAATAAAGACAAAGGTATAACAGTGTCTTGTGGTTGTTTCTTAGGGACTATTGCCGAATTTAGAGCTAAGGTTACCGATACACATGGAAATAATAAGCATGCAAAAATATATAACCTTGCTGCAGATATGGCAGAACTACAGATTTTAGGCGAAGAACATTTTGACAAGCTGAACACTAATAAGTCAGAACCGTTTTGAGGTGAGATTATGAATTGCGACATATGCCATAAGAATACAACGGCGGGTAGTCACGTAAACAGAGGTCGATATTTTGAGGTGCATATTTGCCCGAGCTGCTTGATGTGGTCCGATGATACACGGGCCGTGAAGGCACGGGAGATAATTAAAAACTTCAAGAATTTGAGATTTTTGGAAGATATTAGTATAAGTCATGAAGGGACTGAAGCACAATGACTAAGCGTGAAACAGTATACACATTATTATTTATCTTTGCTGCAGGTTTCCTATGGCAGCTCGGTTGTGCTTTAGCTGAGGTTTTTGTAGAGTGGCAGATCTGGCGATAAGTTAAAACGGCCGCGCATACTAACTATATACAAGCATAAAGGGAAGTATACCCCTGCGGAGGTGATTAGCCCGTAGGGGGCGGCCTTTTAATATAAGTTTGGAGTGATAAAATGTGAAACCATTAGATATAAAAGCTATGTTAGCAATGATTGAGGATGAGCCAGAGGATAAATATATACCGGTATTAAAGCCAGTACTTATGCAGGCTTTAACGGAACTCAAACAACTGCGCCGAAAAAACAGTCAGCTCGGCGGGAAAGTGGCTCGGTATCGGAGAGAAAAGGAAGAACTTGAAGATGCCTTGGCGATGTACCAATGACGACGTGGAATGAACTGCCGACACACCTAATGAAAAGAATTAGAGCCGACAGCGTAACGGCGTCGGCGAATTTACCCGGGGCTGTACCTGTGCTGAAATATGGTAATGCAATAACTGAGGTTGACGGGATTCGCTTTGATAGCAGGAAAGAAGCCAAATACTATGAGGACCTACTTTGGCAGCAGCGTACCGGTGCAGTAAAAAGCATTGAATTACAGCCAAAATTTGTTTTACAGCCTGGTTATAAGAGGGAAGGTAAAAAGATAAGGCCGATTATTTACAAGGCAGATTTCAAGGTAACAGAAGCTGACGGGCATATATATTACGTCGACACGAAAGGGATGCGGACGCAGGTGTATCTGATCAAAAAGAAGATGCTACTATATAAATTTCCGAATATTGATTTTCGGGAAGTCTGAAAGGCGGTGGAGTAGATGAAAGCGTATTGCTGTAAGGAGCGTGACGGTGATGGATACGCCGTTATTGTATACGGAAAAACAAGAGGTCAAGCAAAACGAGAAGGGGCTAGCGAATTGGATATTGATTTTTTAGATGCCAACGTTTTTGGTAGACCTTCTGAATTTATGCCTAAGAACAAAAACTATTGGGTAAGAGTGTAAAGGAGAGTAAAGAAAAATGACTAAAGCAGAGCGTAAACGGACGTTTAAAAAAGCTTTTACGCTATATCGTCGCCGAGGCTATGACTTTTCTTACCGCTGGACATTGTATTTTAATTTTAGAGGATCAAGCGCAAAGAGTTTAAAAGAATTTTTAAGGGCGATTAATGGACAGTGAAAACAGTGATAGAAAAGATTATTGAAAAATTAGAGGACGGTGACGAAAATGTATGAAATAGGACCGAATTTATCAATGGTATTAATGGCTATATTGACCGTAGTTTTTATAGCTGTTTTTGGATATTTTGGCACAAGAAGGTGAAGAAAAATGCGTGAAATATTATTTAGAGGTAAAGACAGTATCACTAAAAGTTGGGTATATGGGGCACTTGTACAACAACAGGACGACCCTTTAAAAGAAAAAGCGTTTATTATTAGTTATTCAAATTATCAGTTTGATGATTTTTCAGAAGCGGTTATGCATGAAGTTGACCCTGAAACTGTTGGTCAGTGTACTGGGTTTGGTGATAAGAACGGCAACAAGATATTTGAAGGCGATATCGTCTGTATGGACGATTGGATACCACCATGTATGCAGGTAGCTTATGCACAGGGAGCTTTCTACTTAGCGGAAATTGAAAAACCAGTTAACTATTATGGTGACATTTATTATTTAAACAATGGTGGGAAACCTTGTGCAAAAGTTATCGGCAATATATATGATGATTTGAGCTACTAAAGGAGCGGTGAATAAAAATGGAAGAAGAACAATGCCCTTGTGATGATTGTGACGCTACCTGTGATTACTGGGACAGTAAATACTGCTGTATATATTGTCGTTGGCAGCATGGAGACATTGAACCTGACTGTGAGAATTGTGACCCGATGGATATTTGAGAGGACGGTTAATATATTATGAAAACAGTAATAGCAACAGTTATTGAAAAAAATGAGTATAGGATAAAAATAGTAGGTGAATAGATTATGAGACTAATAGATGCAGACGCCCTGCGTCGGCGAAAAGAGTTGCGCTTCGGCTTAATGGCAGCAATCACTACTATTCAATTTTTAATAGACGAAGCCCCTACAGTAGAAGAACGCAAGCAAGGGCATTGGCTTACTAAAAAAGCATGGCATGTGGAGTGTTCCGAATGCCATCATGTTTTAGAGTTTATTTGCGACGTCAAAAAATACTGCCCGAACTGTGGCGCAAAAATGGACGGTGAACTAGAATGAACATACTAAAGTTAGAAAGATCAATAGCTTTATTAAAACCAATCATCTGGAAAATGCCTATGAATGAGAAAAGGGATGCTTATATAACTTTATTGACGGCTGCTCAAAAGCAGATACCGCAAGAAGTAAATTTGGTAGTCGAAGAGCATTTTATACCAAACTGTCCTTTTCCACAACAAATACCTAAAGGCTGGGCATGTCCTGTATGCGGACGTGAGGTAGATGATGATGCTCATTATTGTAAATACTGCGGCCAAGCTATATGTGATGATTAAGGAGTGAAGACATGAATTATCCTGATCTAATAAAATGGATATTTGAATTTGTATATGAACATTGGATATTAACGTTTTTGTTTATATTAGCTTTAAGAAGGTTCAGTATTTTTACAATAAAGCTATCAGATAAGAAGGGCGATACAAATGTTATTAACAATAGAAAGCAAGTTTAATATAGGTGATAATGTACATTTGCCTAAGGGAGAACGTAAAGTACTTGGTGTTAAATTAGATTCTAAAGGTATCTTATATTTGCTTGAAAGTGCAGACGGTACGAGAGAATGGGTGCAAGAATATTGGGTTGTTGTGGGCGAACAAGAGCATAAACACGGAGAGTTTGAGGAGGCTATTTTGAACCAACTCGTAGAAGACAGTATGAATCCTTTTGGAGCATTATTTAGGCGATTTAGAAAGCAAAGCTAGAAGGAGACTGATATGCTAATAGAACTGTTACGAAAGCATACAGAGTGGTATTTTTTGAATAGGAAATATATTCAGAAAGCTGTTGATGATGAAAGAGAGCAGCGTACTGCAAAGAAAGGGCATACTGGGGGTGGAGGTCATGCTTTTATCAGTAATCCAACAGAAACATCTGCACTAAAGAATATTGAACCGATCAAGATGATTTCGTGGGGACAAGGCCCTTATCAAACTATAGTAATAAATCCTGAAGCATGGCTTGAAGTAATAGCTGAGACGTATAAGGTTCATGAGAAACAAGCAACAGGAGATACTATGTTCCAGCGTTATGAATATAATAAGTCGCCAGGAGTAATTGCTGGACTAAAAGGGATGAATAGAGATACTTACTACGAGCGTCGCGAAGAGTTTTTAAACGATGCTGTCGTTTTAGCACTCGAAAAAAAATTATTGAGAATTAAAAATGTATCCGACAAATTACCTGTTCTGATGAGTTAAAATAGTATTATAAGTAAGTAGGCTTACAACAAGCTTGGTGAAACGTTCAGGCTTAGCGCTTGGACATTGCCCGTGTAGCTCAGATGGCAAGAGCGATTGACTTTTAATCATTTGTCGCGGGTTCGAGTCCTGTCACGGGTAATTTGGCATAGATGGGGCGCACCTATCCACGCTTAAAGGCGCGTGTGCTGGGCAGGCAATCTCCCAGCTGCCGCCCTGCCGTTGGGGATATACAGCGGCTTTTTATTGGAGTGTAATTAAATGCTAGTAAAAGAACTAATAGAAAAGCTCAAGGAAATGCCCCAAGATGCACTAGTGATGCATGATTATGATTGTGAACTTGTTCCTGTAGATAAAGTGGAAACGTATCCATTTGAAGGAACTATAGCTGTGGAACTGTCTACAGATTGGAGTAAGAATAACGTTAGTCTACATGAATAATTCGGCGTTAAAAAGTCGATAAAATACGGTAATATATATCAAAATTTAGTATATAGAATAAGAGGTGCGATGATGAACGATATTTGTATGGAAACTCCGAATTGTGATTGGGATGTAAAATGTGATGTAAAAAAGGGTTCGCTGGAAAAACAAATAGAAAATATTGAACGTCTTACTAGGATATTAAATTCAAGTGTTGAGAATACACAGTTGTTCATATTGGGCGATCCTAATAGTGGTGGTACTGTCTGTAAAGAAGCTGGTCTCGCTCCAAACGGACTAGAGAGAAGATTAAAGGATATTACTTCTAAATTAGACGAAATCGTATCAAAGAGCGATATAGTTAATAACACTTTAAGAGAAAAGTTAGGAACAATGACTATCGAATAACTTAATATAAAGGCACTTAACTTCGGTTAGGTGCTTTTTTATTTGCAAAGGTGGTGGGATAAATGACAAGAGGAAGACCTAAGAAGTTTGATAACGTAACTGAAATGCAGAGAAAGATAGACGCATATTTTGAAAGCAGAGATAAAGACAATCTTGGATACACTATTACTGGGTTAGCATTAGGTTTGGGGATGACAAGAGAAACTCTTTTGCAGTATGAAAAAGAAAGTGAATTTTCTGACGCTATAAAAAAAGCGAAAACGAAAATAGAAGAATCGCTTGAACAGAGGCTGCTTGACGGAAAGAATGTTATAGGCGTCATTTTTAATTTAAAAAATAACTTTGGGTGGAAAGATCAGCAGCAAGTAGAACATTCCGGAAAAGTAGATATAGTAACAGTGCTTAAGAAAGCCCAGGGACGAGTTGAGGGTGGTAAATCATGATAGAAAAAGAATTAATCGAATTTATTGCACAGTTTGAATATGACCCGGCGGGATTTGTGAAGGCCATGTATCCATGGGGAGAAGGAGAACTGGAGAATAAATGGCCGCAAAAATGGCAGCTTGAGCTTATGGAAGAGCTTGCAGCCAGTATGAGGGATGACCCGTGCAGGCTTATTCGGAACGCAATATCATCAGGACACGGGATTGGTAAGAGCGCTGTAGTAGCGTGGCTCATTGAATGGGCTATGTATACCCGGGCAGATACAAGGGTAGTTGTCACAGCAAATACGGACACGCAGCTTCGGACTAAAACATGGCCAGAGCTTGGCAAGTGGCACAGGCTTAATATAGCGAGTGAGATGTTTGTATATACTGCAACATCTATGTATAGCGTAGTAGAAGGTCACGATAAAAACTGGCGCGCAGACGCTATCCCGTGGAGCAAGAGCAATCCCGCAGCATTTGCAGGCTTGCATAATCAGGGTAATCGAATACTGCTTATTTTTGATGAGGCGTCTGAAATAGAAGACGTTATCTGGGAAGTTGCTGAGGGCGCGATGACAGATTCGGACACTGAGCTTTTGTGGCTGGTTTTTGGCAATCCTACTAAGAACATAGGACGCTTCGCGGATTGTTTAGGCAAAGAGCGTCACCGCTGGCATACGCGGAAAATAGACAGCAGGACAGTAGAGATAACGAATAAGCAACTGCTCAATGAGTGGATTGAGACATACGGTCTTGAGAGCGACTTCGTTAAAGTTCGTATCTTGGGTGAGCCGCCGAGTTCGAGCGAGCTGCAGTTTATTGGACGCAATGTAATAGAAGATGCGCAGTCAAGAAGCATTACGGGCAAAGACGTAGAGTTTGCACCTGCTATTATCGGCGTTGACCCAGCTTGGGGCGGTAAGGATGCAGCAGTTATCTATCTGCGTAAGGGGAACCTCAGCAAGCTGCTTTACGAAGAGCCGAAGAGTGACGATAATTTTGCTTTTGCTGAAAAGGTAGCTTTGTTTGAAGATAAGTATAAAGCTCAGCAGGTCAACATAGATTTTGGTTACGGTCAGGGCATTTATTCTGCTGGTAAATACATGGGGCGTAATTGGCACTTAGTAAATTCTTCTGCCACTGCTAGTAAAACTCAATATGCTAATAAACGCATGGAAATGTGGGACAGGATGAAGCAATGGCTTATTAACGGTGGCTGTTTAGATGAGCTGGACAGAGAGATTGCTGCAGAGCTTATGATGCCTGAAGCATATGTCAATGACCGTGGGCAATTACAACTCCAGCGTAAAAGAGATATGCCATTTAGCCCTAACAGAGCGGATGCCTTGGCGCTGACATTTGGACGTGAAATGAAAGTTAGCACGCCGGCGCTTGACCTGCTGAAAAGGAGCAGGCAGCAAGGCAGTGCAAGAAATTATAATCCGCTGGCAAAGCTTTAAAAGGAGGTGAGGGCAATGAGTGGATTAACAAATAAGTTGTTTGGTACACCTGCAACTGAGGTTCCTAAGGTAGCGGCAGCGGCTACAGATGTAAGCGGCAGGACGGACGGGACAAGCGCACTTGACCAGCAGCGCAAAAACAAGAAGAAATTTAACTTCGCAGCAACACAGGGCAGCGTGACCAGCGGCGAAACATTCGGGGTGTAAGCGATGAAAACAGATGTAATGAAACTTGAAGAAGCAAAACGCATACACGACGAACTGTTCAACGCTAAGGATTACCAGAACTGTCTTGTAATGTGGCGCCGTATCCAGCAGTATCAAATACCTTTTTTAGGTGAGCTGGACGGACGGGACAAGATGATAAAGCGTGATGCAGGGATTATCGACGGGACAGCGTGGAGAGCAGCGCAGATATTTGCCGGTGGTATGACGAACGGATCTGTTCCCCAAACTGTGGAATGGTTTGATCTGCAGTCACGCTTCGCAGAGGATGACCAGACCCTGAAAGCTATTTTGCAGGACCAAAGGGATACGATTAATAAAGCGCTTAACGCCAGCAATTTCTATTCATCGATTTACAGCGCTAATCTTGAGCTTTCCTTTGGGCAGTCTCCGCGCGGGAGTTTCTTTATTCCGGAGCGAGGTATGGTGTTTGAAAATTATTCTATTGGCTCATACGCTTACGCACTAGATCCGTGGCAGGAAGTAACGCATTTTGCAGTCAAAAAGGAAATGAGCTTGTCTAAGATAGTAAGTAAGTTTGGGCTTGAAGCGCTGCCTGAAAAGCAACAGCAGGAGTACAAGGACGGCAAAAACAGCGGCCGCCTTATGAAAGTCTACTGGCTTATGACTAAGAATCCTGCTTATGACAATAAGGCGTTAGGACCAAAGGGAAAACGCTATGTGTCGCTTTATTGGCTGGACTGCAGCGATAAGGAATTTATCCATGTAGGAGGCTTTGAAACCTGTCCGATTACAATAATGCGTTATCTTGCTATTCCTAATAGCGATTATGGCATTGGTCCCGGCTGGTTTGCAGACAGCGACAACAGGGTGATGTTTGACTTACTTAAAGCTGCAGCAGGAAATATGGAGCTTTTTTATAATCCGGCACTGCAGGTTCCTACAGGTACTGACACAGATTACAGGCCTGGTGCTATAACAGATGTAGATATGCAGCTTGGTAAAGTCCAGTCGCTGTTTGACATAGCGCCGGTGTTCGACAAAGTGTATGAGCAGGCGGCAATAAGGGAAGATAAAATCAACGCAGCCTATAATACGAATCTGTTTGCGATGCTTGAACAGCAGAAGTTTGATAATACAGGTCGTACAGCTTACGAATGGAGTTTGAGGCAGCAGGAGAAGATGCAGCAGCTCACACCGGTAGTTACACGTATTAACACAGAGGTACTGAGCCGTGATATAAAACGGGTCTATGGTATTTATACGCAAAACGGTGTTTTTGAAATGCCGCCTGAATACGACGGTATGGAGCTGGAAATCGAATATGTATCACCGCTGGCCAAACTGCAGAGGATGAGCGGAGTACAAGATTATGAGTCAGCGCTGGCAGCAATAGGCCAGACGGCGCAACTTAAGCCTGGCGTAGTGAATATGCTTAATGAAAGTGTGTTCCTGCGTAAGTGGATAGATGATTTGGGCGTGAAGAGTGAGATACTCTACACGGACGAGGAATACGCTGAAATTCAGCAGCAGCAGGCTAAGGCAGCCCAACAGCAGGAACAGATGCAGGAAGATATGGCGGTAGCGCAGGCGTTACCTAATGTCACACAGGCAGCGGCCAATCTTCAGGAGATGGCAGACAACGGCAGCGTAGCACCGCTGGATAATTTACTCAGCAGTTTGCGGGGTGGCGTATGATACCTACAAGAAATGTAGCAAAGATGAAAGAGCTGGATAAAAAGGAAGCCTGTAATGACTTTTTAAAAGCTGCGGCCAGAGTAAAAGACAAAGAAGCTTATGAGTTTCTGCTCAGTGATGAACGGGGCAGATGGTTTTTAACTAAGCTTATGGTATCAAATTATTATTATGCCTCTACCTTTACCGGTAACGCTGATACCTACCGAAAAGAAGGCGCAAGGAAAGCGGTGCTTGTGGTAACGGATGAGATACGCAAAATGGGAGAAGATGGAGTACTGCAGCTTCTTAGAGCTGAGGGAGAACGCTTCGCCTGGATACGCGAACAAGAAGCAAATTTTGAAAGGAGTTACAAAGATGGAAGAAGTAAATGACCTCAACAATAACATGAATGAGGAACAGCCGGCAGAACCTGTACAGGAACAGCAGAAGGAAACAGAGCCAGCACTGGAGATTGAAAAAGAGCCGGAGCAAGAACCTGCGTCTGAACAGGGGAAGCAACCTGAAAAGGCGGACGATAAGCCTGACCAAACAGTTGATGAGACTTTTGTAAAGTCTGAAATTATTGAGCGGTTAGGTGATTTGGCGACGCCGGAGATTGTGGCAGAGTGTACAAAAGAATTGAATGCTATCGGGATCACCGATCCGGAGATGGCAAAAAAAGCTCTCGATTATGTATGTAATGCGAGGGCTAATTTTATGACTGCCAATACCGAAGAAGCATTAAAACATTTCGGAGCCACGTTTGATAACGTAACGCCGGAATACCAAAAAGCAATCAGTGAGGCCAATGTGACTATGAATGCATTGGAGAGTAAAATCCCCGGCTTAAAGCAGGTCATCGATATGGCAGGCATTCAAGGCAATATTAAAATTATTCAGCTCATGCAGGCGCTGCATCCTCTTGTAGGAGAGGACGGTAACCTTATGAGCGGTGGCACTGGAGCTAGTAAAGCGGCTCCCAGTCTGGCCGACATTATGTTCGGCGACTTAAATAAAAAGGAGTGACTTAAATGGCAGAAGTAGTAGAAAAACTCAATCCAACAATTCATGACGTGATGGCGGTGCTGTCCCCTGATGGGCAGCTGAAAGAAAACGCTATCGTAAATCTTTTGGCTGAGACCAATGAGATTTTGGAAGATTCTGTAGTAGTAGAAGCTAACAACGGCGATAGCAACAAAGAAGTAATCAGTACCTCTCTACCCGGTGAAGCACTGCGCTATTACAATGACGTAATTAAACCGGAGCCTGGCAGCTTTGCTGCGATGACTGATTTCAGTGCGATGTTCTACCGTCCTGTAGTTATCGATAAGGCACTGTACGAGTTGAATGGAATGCGTAACCGGTTCCTGCTGGCACAATCCCGGCCGCAAATCGAAGCAATCAATCAGGCTATGGCCCGCAGTATGATTTATGGCGGTACTGCTGACGGTAAAGACCGTATGCTGGGACTGGCAGAACGTTATAGCACACTGACCCGTAAGACTGACGGAATCCTGCCGGAAACTTCGGAATATGTATTAGATGCAGGTGGTACAAGTGCTAATCTTACTTCTATCTGGTTCGTGGTATGGAGCTATGATAACGGCGTATATACTTTCTATCCCAAAGGATCTAAGGCAGGTCTGCAGCAGGGCGCCGTTGTTGAGGACGATACTATGGCAGTAGGTGCTGGTTATATGCCGGGCATCAAAACTTCTTTCAGCTGGGCTTCCGGCTTAGTTGTAAAAGATCTGCGTCAGGTAGTACGTATCTGCAATATTGACATTAACACAATTGAAAGCGGCAAACTTATCAACTTGATGATCGAAGCTTCTGAGCGTCTGCATAATACCAGCACTGGCCGTCCAGCGATTTATATGAATCGCAAAGTGAGAACCAAGCTGCGTCAGGATATTGTGTCTAATCGTCAGCTCGGAGCGATGTTTGATTATTCCACTGCCAAGCCGCGTTTGGAAGGTATCGAAGGCCGCAAGCTAATGACCTTTGATGAAATGCCTATCCGTCGTGTAGATCAGATCCATATGAACGAAGCACGTGTTATTTAATATAGGCCGCATTATGCGGCCTTAACTTTGAAATTTATTATACGAGGAGTGATAGATTATGAAATATGATGTACAGGCAGCAAATGCAATCGCAGCTGATTATGCGGCAGGCGATTTGCCAAAGATTATTGATACTGGAGCCTCTTTCTCCAATACTATTTATCCTAATGCCCAATATGGAGTATCTCTTGATGGGTTGGCTACAGCTGACATAACTGTGACCGTCAGCGCAGGGAATACCGCAGAGGGCACAGATAAAAAAGAACTTTTTAAAGTTACGGTCAAAGAAGGAAGCCGGCTTGGTTACGCTCCTATTCCGACTATTCCGGGGCGTTACATCTTTGCATCTGCAGCAGGCGAGTACAGCGGCAAGATTACAGCAGGCATCGTCTACGGCGTTGCTTCTCCTTTGGGGGTTGGTTTAAATGTCTAAATATGTATGCACGAAATACTGTCAGGCAAGAATCAACGGGCAGATCAAGAATTTCAAGCCGGGTGATATGTGCGAATTTGCAGCTAAGGATATTTTTCCGGATAACTGTTTTAGGTTAATTGCTGGAAGTAAAGTAACTACTTCCAAAAAAGAAGATCAATAAGAGTGAGCGGGGTAAGTCCCGCTCTTTCTTCCAAAGGCAGCAGAAATGCTGCTTCTGGAAGAGGGAGGTAATAATATGCAGTATTCGATAGTTGATATATGTAATTTAGCACTGGTACAGCTGAAAGTACGGCCTATAATCGGTTTGAAAGACGGAACAGAAGAAGCTAGGCAATGTGACAAGATGTTCCCGTTTGCGTTAAGTCAGCTGCTGGCAATGAGTAACTGGAGCTTTGCGAAGATCAGAAGAACAATAAGCAGACTGGATGTGAAGACTCTTGATAAGAGCTACTTGCCAAAGGAGAAGCTGAACTATTTCAAATATCCAAGTGATGCGGTACGGGTCAGGAGCGTTGTGCTTGACGGCAGAGTATTTGAATGGGATAAACCTGAAAATGATAACGGTTATGAGATAATGAGCGTCAAAATAAAAGCGCCGCAGGAAGATTTATTCGTACAAGTATTTGCAACTAAAGCAAAACATTTGGAGATTGAATATACCAGGTACATAGACAATCCGCAGTTTTGGCCGCCGCTGTTCACGGAAGCGCTAGTCCGTTATCTAGCCTATATGCTTTCTACTGTAGTCAGTGGATCTTCTGGAAGTGCGGAAACGCAGTATCAGCTGTTTCAGCTTGCCTATGCTAAAGCGTCAGCAGGCAATAATAATGAGCGCAAGCAGACGCTGCGGCCAGAGCCAAAGATTTTTAGGGGGTGCTGGTAGTGTATAGGGATTTGCTAAATAATTTTACTGGTGGGATAGCTTCTCCTGATGTGCTGGCCCGGCTTGATATGGATAAATATAGAACCTTCTTGAAAGATTGTGTAAATGGAACGGTAAAGCCTTATGGCAGCATTTATAAGCGGATGGGGACAACCAATAAAGGTACGACGGCAAAGAATCATAAAGCAAGAATAATAGCATTCAGCCAGCCTACAACAGACTATATGTTGGAATTTACGGATTACTATTTAACAGTAAGATACAAAGGTGAAAAAGTCAGAGAACTTGAAGCTCCTTTTTCAGAAGCAAACATAAAAAAGCTTAAGTTTATAAAGTCTGCAGATACGATGTTTCTGGTCTGCGGCGACTTACCTATTTATCAGTTGAAAAAGGACGGCGAAGAGTGGAGCTTTGAAGAATTGAATATCAAGATACCGCCATTTGGTGAATTGGTTGATAATACATCTTCGGTACAGAAATACACGGCTCCGGGCAATTATATTTTTAAAGCCAAAGAAACAGGCTTGCATACAGTGACTGTTGCTGGCGGTGGCGGTGGTGGCAGCGGTGTAGCCAGGAAAGCAAGTGATAAGCAAAGTTCGGGTGGTAATGGTGGCCGTGGTGGTTTGCAAACTTTCGAGATTGAGTTAACCAAAGATGAATCTTTTGACATAATTGTTGGCGCAGGCGGCAAAGGCAGTCCTGTCCATTATGGAGCTGGCTATGGCAGCCCCGGCGGAGACGGCAGCGATTCAATTGCTTTTGGATACACGGCTAAAGGCGGCGGCGGAGCTACTGCGGCTTATTCGGCAGACCGTGGCGCAAAGAACGGCTCAGACGGTACAAGCTATGGCTATGGTGGCGAAGGTGGTGCCAAGGGAGTTGCTTATTCAGATGCAGCGTTAAATGGCAGCGACGGTTCGGACGGATGGGTAATAATCACATATAACTATGATGAGCAGACAGTACTTTATCCGAGCGGAACATCCGGGATCATAACGCTTACATCGAATCAGCCGTTTTTTGAAGAAAACATGGTTGGTGACAGTATAAAACTGTATCAGGAAATTGCGACTAAAACCGCTGTCAATTCTTCCGGTGGTGAAGGAACCGGATCAGCTTTGTTTGTTGGTGACAGTTGGAGCTTGCGGACTTCTGGTATATGGAGCGGTACTGTAACGCTGATGCGATCTAAAGATAATGTCGAATATATTGATTATGCGACATATGTCTCTAATAACGATGACTATAACGCCAGTGATAGTGGTTCGGTTGACCGCGAAGATGCTTATTATTTCAAAGTGAAGTTTGCGATTACCAGTGGTACATGTACTGTAACGCTTACTAGCTTCAGCTATACTGCAGAAGGGATAATCAAACTTACAGAGATAACAAGTGATACAGAGGCTATAGGCACGCTTATACGTTCACTCGGTTCTACGGACAGTATAGACGAGTTTGCATTGTCTGAATTTAGTTCAACGAAGAAATATCCTTCCTGCATAGAATTTTTTCAGGATCGTATGGTGCTGGCCAATACAGACAGCAAGCCGAATGGTCTTTGGTTGAGTAAAAGCAGTGATTATACTAATTTTGATGAGCAGATAGAAGATGGGACTTTGACCGATGACAGCGCTATTAATACAAGCGTTATAGCTCGAAATGATTATGCAATAAAAAATCTGATTACGTTTCAAGATCTGTGCATTTTCACAGGTGAAGATGAGCGCATTATTTCAGGCTCAAGCGTGGTAACTCCGGCGCAGATCAGTATCAATACCCAAACAGGTTGGGGCAGCAGTGAAGCTCATATTCCGTTCGTAGCGGATAATAGAGTTCTGTATATACAGAGCAACGAAGCATATATCAGGGATTTTTCTTATAACTATGCTATGGATCGTTATGATGGAACAGAGCTGACTTTGATGGTTCATCATTTGCTGAACGGTAAAAAGATAGCTGATTACACCTATACTAAATATCCGGATAGTTTGATTTATCTCATCCTTGATGATGGTTCTATGCTTTGCTTGACTTATATGCTGCAGGAAAAAGTTTTCGGCTGGACGAGGTTTAGCACGCAGGGAAAATATATTGCAGTAGAGACCATAAAGGAAGATGATACAGACGTTATCTATTTCGTGGTAGAGCGTGACGGTACTTACTATATAGAGCGTCAGGAATTGGACCAATATACTGAAGATCCAGCCGATTATTGTATGCTGGACAATGCAGAGATATTTGAAAATAACGACGGCTCGAATATAGTTATTGAACGTTTTGCCGGTAAAACTGTATGGGTAATGACCAGCGGTGATATTTTCAACGTTAAAGAACAGGTCGTTGCCAATGATGGAAAGATAGAGATAGAGCCACCATTAAGCGGTGTGTACTCTAAAATAATTGTTGGGCTTGGGTATGAGTTTTCTATGACTATTCCTGAGACACATACAACGATTCAAAAAACAGGCAGCATAGTAGATCAATCACGGTGTTTGAATTCTACTGTAGTCCGTTATTATCTGAGTTATTCCGGTTATGCATACAGTAGAAGTAAAGATAGAGCTGTTCCTTTGATTAGTACATTGGATAACGGAGGGAAAAGCCAGCTTGACGAAAATTTCGGTATTAAACTGTTAAGCGGAACTCAGACAGTGACACTTGACCAGAACAGCGCGAGAGCAGATGAGCTGACGATATTCAGTGAAGAACCGTATCCATTGAGAATAATGTTCGTAGCGCGGGATGTGGATGTGAACATCAGATGATAAAGATAGAGCCTTATAGCGAAGATATGTATGAAGATGTGGTCAGGATATTTGCCAAAGCCCGTGTGAATGACAGGTTGATTTTTGGCAAAGATACTGAAGCGGCAGTACAACTACATATTGAAAAATCATGTGAGATGAATGTGGTATACATTGATGAAGAACCAGTCGCCATATTTGGGCTAACAGACAGGTTGCCGATGGGCGCTTATAGATATCAAGCATATATAGTAGGTACTGACAAGCTGTTTGAATGCAAAAAAAGCTTTGTAAGCATTGGCAGAGAAAGGATAAAAGGCTGGCTTGAAAAATACTGTCGGCTTTATATTATGACTTGGCATTTTTATGAACAAAGCTTTACTATGACAAAAGCGTTCGGGTTCAAGTTAAAAATGAACCTTGGCGATTTTGATATTTATGTGAAGGAGAGTGTGTGATGGGGGCATTATTTGCGGTAGGATCAGGCTTGATGACTTATATGTCAGGTAGGCAGCAGGCAGCAGGCTATGATGCTCAGGCACAGATACAGGAACAGAATGCGGCTATAGCAGAACGTAACAGGCAGACGGCAGCTGACCAGGCGGCTCGGCAGCAACAGGAAGCTCGGCAGAGGTACAACCTGATACAGGGACAGAATACTGCAGCGCTTGCTGCAGGTGGTCTTGAATCCGGGAGCAGTTTAGGCGCAGCATTTGGCCGAGCAAATGCAAATGCTTTTGAAAGAGACTCTCGAACGATAAATGAAAACCTGGCAAACGTTGACCTTAACTACCGGCAGAATATATATAATGCGCAGGCGGCGGCAGCGAATTATAGGTCTGCGGCGAAGATGACAAGGAAAATGAGCTTACTGGGAGGGATTATGACGACCGCACAGGGGCTTTACAGTTCTCCACTTGGAGGCAAAGCAAGTAAAGGATCTGATAACTTTAGCCTTGATCCATATACTTTGACTAATGCAGGCCGTGGCAAGTCGATGACATTTGGATTTTATAACAATAAAAGGCAGGGCTTTTAGGAGGTGATAATGTGAGCGTAACAACTACGGCAACAAAAATAAGCTATGAGTTTAAACCTGATACCTCATATTCTCTGCCATTTGAATATCAGAGTGCAGATGACGTGAAGGTCAGCTATGAAGACGACAAGGGCAGCGAAGTGCTTTTGAATTATGGCACGGACTATACTGTAGAAAACCTTATTGTTACTGTGTCCGCAAGTTTACCTGAAGGTACTGTTTTAAACTTTTACCGTAATACGGATATAGTACAGCCAACAGTATTTCCGCCGCAGGTGCTGACACAGGCATATGAGACTGCGATAGATCGAAATACGATGTGTATTCAGGAAGTTAAAACAGATTTCGGCGAACTTCGTGAAGAGGTTGAAGACTTTGAGAAAAAAACAAATGAAGAGATTGACCGCTTCGAATCTGAGGTTACTACTGAAATTGAAAACTTTGAAAAAGAAACGACTGAAAGAATTGAAAAGTTTGAGGAAAATGCCGAGAAAGTAATCGAGCAGGCGCAGGCGAGCGCTGACGCAGCAAAGGAATCAGAGAAGAATGCAGCAGAAAGTGCAGAATCTGCAAAGAAAGATGCAGAGAAAGCAGAAGATGCAGCTGACCGTGCAGAAGATATTTTACTGCGTTTTGAGAGCGGAACTATAACAAAAGAGTTTACTGCGACAGATGACAGATGGACTGAAAGCAACGGCATGTGGCGTCTTACAATGGCAATGGGTAACAGCAGGCTTATAGGCGTATACAAGGAAGTCAAGAAGCCTCAGTATGAAATGGTACTGACCGGCGTTTATATGGACGCTGAAAATGTGATTATCGAAGTGCCTGAAAAGTTTGCGGGTATCGTTATACTGGCGTCGCTGACAAAAAAGACTGGTGATAAGGTCTATGTCAAAAACTTTACGGATGAAGATTTTGCAGAGGTTGGCAGTGATTTCGTACTAACCATATCCGCTGAGGAACACCAGGCAGGAAACAGTCCGGTCATTGTCAGCTTAACACAAATAATTGATGGCGTTAGTTATCCTTACTATGCTAATGCCGGAGTAGATAATAACGGTAACGTTGTTATAAATGTGAGCAAAGCGTTCACAGGGAAAATAATATTAGATGGAGGTTACTTAGAATGAGTGTAGAAAAAATTGTCACCGGAACTTTAGCAGAGAGAGACGCTAAGATCAATGCTAATTTTGAAGCGTTGGATACCGGTAAACTCGGTAAGACCGAAACTGCAGCTGCTGCCGCTAAACTAACAACTTCTGCCGGCAGTACAACACAGCCTGTATATTTTGATGGTGGTGTTCCTAAAGCTTGTACTTATGGACTTAACAAAACAGTACCGGCTGATGCTGTATTTACGGATACTGTATATACACTGCCTACTGCATCTGCTAGTGTTCTCGGCGGCGTAAAAATAGGTTCTAACGTAAATATCGCTAGTGGTGTTATTTCAGTAAATGATGCGTCTACTACTGCAAAAGGTGTTGTGCAGTTATCAGACTCTTTGAATGATACTAGCGTGACATTGGCGGCATCTGCACACGTTGCTAATGTTTTATACCAACAGGTGAATCTTAAAGCCCCGTTAGCTTCCCCTGCTTTGACAGGCACACCAACTGCGCCTACAGCGGCGGCATCTACCAATAATACACAGATTGCAACAACTGCTTTTGTGCAGTCGTTGGTTAATAGCAAGATAGCGGCGGCAGATGCAATGATTTACAAAGGAACTATAGGTACTGGCGGTACTGTTACAGAATTGCCAACTACTCATAGTACTGGTTGGACTTACAAGGTTATTACTGCTGGAACATACGCAGGACAAACTTGTGAGGTTGGAGATATGATTATTTGTCTGAATGACGGCACTGCGGCAGCAAATGCAGATTGGACTGTAATTCAGACTAATATTGATGGAGCAGTGGTAGGACCTGCTAGTGCTGTGTCAGGAAGAATTGCCACGTTTGATGGCGCTACTGGTAAGGCTATCAAAGACAGTGGATTTACTATTGCTACATCTGTTCCAGCTAACGCTAAATTTACAGACACGACTTATAATCCTGTCACAACAACTGCTAACGGCTTAATGCTTGCAACTGATAAGGTTAAATTAGACGGTATTGAAGCTGGAGCTAATAACTACACGTTACCTGCTGCTACTACAGCCGTTATGGGCGGGGTTAAGATTGGCGCAAATATCACTAATAACGGCGGTACAATTGCTGTTACTAAAGATAATGTTGTGGCGGCATTAGGGTATACTCCGCCTACTTCTGCTACTACAGTAACCAAAACTGAATTTACAGCAAGTAGCGCCAACTGGGGAACATTATTAAACGGCTACTATCCATTTACCTTGGCAGCTTCAGGAAAACACTTCCTTGGTATGTATCGTACTAATGGCAGTACCTACGAGAGTGTTATGGTAGACGTAGTTGAAAGTGGCAGTAATATCATAATCCAAAGTACGGAGAAGTTTGCCGGCTTTGTTCTGACGATTTGAGGTGAGGAAAAATGGGACTTGAAGGAATAGTAACAGTTGAAAAAATAAGAGCTGCAATTAACGCATCACTGTCAGGACTGAGTAATTCTAATGCAACGATTACTATAACAAAGAACGATGGTACAACGAGTACTATTACTATTAACAACGTAGCTAATGCGACTACCGCAACTACAGCAACAAAACTCGGGAGCAGCACGGTAGGCAGTGGCGTAAGGGCAATTTATCTTAATGCTGGTACGGCAACTGCGAGTAACAGTACTGTAGGTGACAGCACCACGCCGGTGTACTTAAAAGCTGGCACTATAACAGCTTGTGATACAAGTATTGGTTCCGGTTGGACTGTTTCAGAAGGGTCGGCAGGTTGGGCGCGAGAAAATTCCACTGGATTTACCATCCAGTGGTGGGTAGGCAATACTGATGCTACATATAGAAGTATTAATTTCCCCAGAAGCTTTTCAACTTTGTATTATGCGAATGTTATAGCAACAAGCAACTGCGAAACATTTGTTACAAGTGTTAGTAATACCAGTATTAGTTTTACCCTATGTAATGGTTACAATGATGATCTCTGGAGTGGTTCACAGCCTTGTAGACTTTATGCTTGTGGCTTGACTTAACTTATACCAAACGCTACATATCTTTGTCCTTGTCCGGGCGACCCAATGGTAAAACCATTGTTAGAGATAGCTGTTACAGTTACTTGGTTCTTATATAATTGTTCACCTTTATTGTTATTAGTTTGCATTACAACCTGAAACGCTGTTGTAAAAGTACGGGGGAATGTAGTTTGATCGCCCCACTGGATGGTAAATCCAGTGGAATTTTCTATAAGGAGAAATAAAAGTATGACCTATTTAATAAAATTTGACGAAAATGGCAGACGCAGTGACACTTACGTCGCCGAAGAAAAAACACAGGAACAAGTTACAGAACTGCTTGAAAAAGGGTTTGTATTAATTACAGAGGAAGATTATCAATTATTGGTCGGCAATGTGGACGGTAAAGAATATATACGCAACGCTGACGGTACTTATAGTGAATATACATCGCCTGAGCCTACATTGGAAGAACTTAAAGCTATCAAGCTGTCAGAGGTAGACGCTTGGACTGAAAGGAAAATCACAGGCGGTTTTATATCTGAATGCACTGGTGAGATAGTAAGATATGATAGCGATAAGGACACGCAGCTTACGATGCAGGGGATTGCGCTGAACGTAAGCACTGAACGTTTTAAAAATGAATATCCTGACGGCTGTCCGGTACGGGGGTATAAAGAAGGTGAAACTGTTAAAACAATACAGTATCTTAACGCTTCGCAGGTATATACATGGTGTGCTGACTTATCGTCCCACGTGGGCGCTTGCAAACAACAAGGTTGGAGTAAGCAGGCAGAGGTAGCCGCAGCATTAAGCAAAGAGGATTTGGACGCTATTATATTAGATTAGGCGGTGCAAAGATGGTTGAAATGGCAATGGCTTCAATAACAATCTTTAGCTTTTTATTTGGTATAGTAGGTTTTGTATTTAAGATTTGGATCATAAATCCTTTATCTACAGCGATAGATAACCTCCAAAAGACTGTTGACGCTTTAGCTAAGACTATTAATAGGGAGCAAGAACGTACAACAGAGTTAAAGATAAAATTTGCTGAGATTGATCAGAAGGCAAAATCTGCACATAGCAGGATTAACGAAGTTGGTGAACGGCTATTACTGATTGAAAACAAATGTAATAACTGTTCGTGTAAGGATAAGTGATATTTATGTTTGAGAAAATAAAAAACTTAATAGTGAGTGCCAGAAATAAAGTAGCCTCAATGTCGCCAAAAATAATGGCTGTCATTGTAGGCTATTTTATTGCAGTCGTTTTGCTGGTTCTAACCTATTACGCTGCGTGGATGTATATGTGGTTGTGGTTGGATAAGATTGTTATGTCTGACCTGCTGGCACTGATACGTGAGATCACAGGCCCGGCTATGGTTGCATTTGTGACCTTTATAGCTACGAGTTTGGTTGATAAAGACGGGGACGGTGTTCCTGATAAATTTGAACAGGAGGCAGAGAATAATGGGGGCAGTGACAAAAAGAATCACTTTAGATGAGCTGCGGCAGTTAGCAGCAAGGGCTAGAGGTAATATTGATAAGATCTATCTACACTGGTCAGCTGGTAATTATCACCAGTTTTTCAGTGATTATCATTTAAACATTGATAGCGACGGCGCCATAATGGCGACAACCGATGATTTAACTGAATATAAGGCTCATACATGGCGGCGTAATACAGGGGCTGTAGGTATCGCTTTAGCGTGCTGCGTAGATGCTGTAGCTCATGCTGATGGGCATATCGACTTCGGCAACGTGCCACCGACAGAGTTACAGATAGATAGTATGGCAAAAGTTGTAGCTGTACTGTGTGAGGAACTTGGATTGGACATTAATGCCGATACCGTAATGACACATGCAGAAGCTGCTGACCTTGATGACTACGGTCCCGCAACTACTTTTGAACGCTGGGACTTGTGGAAATTACCAGATGTGCCAGGCGACGGAGAACTGAAACCAGGCGGTGATGTTATTCGTGGCAAGGCTATCTGGTGGCATCATAATTGGTAAAGATTATATAAGGAGGTGACTAACATGGAAAAAGTAAAAGAATATTTAGCGAGCAAAGTTTTTTGGACCGGTATGATTATCGGCTTTGCTTTAGGTGCGTTGCATAGTTGGTTTGGCCTGTAATATCAGAATAACCTTGCTCATATTTAGCTCGTGCGCCGAGAAAAAACTGTTGCAAAAGTAAATAGTAAAGCAACGGACTAAAACGGCGCACGTAGCGAATATGGCTGTCAAAATAGGAAAATAATGTACATGGAGTGAAAATCGTGTATGAAAAAATATATAATCATCGGTATTGTATTATTGTGGTCGTTATTATTGCTTGTATCACTGCCTGCTATATGTTCGGCAGAGGAACTTCCGGAAACAATAACGATGTCCAGGGAACAGTTCAGCGAATTGCAGACGATAATCGACAGACAGGAATTTCTATTGACCGAGCTGTCGAACACGTTGGAACTGCAGCAGATGAACTCGAACGAGCTGAAGAAGCTAATCGAAGAGCAGCGTTTATCTTATCAGAAGATAAGGAGCGAGCTAACGAGTGCGCAGGAATCATTGGCGAACTCCAAAAAAACAATAGCAGAGCAAAACAAATCCTTAGAGATATTGAGCGAGCAAATAAAGAAAGAACAATCCAAAAGTGAATTGAAACAAAAACAGAAGGCTTTATGGGGATTTATCGGAGGGGTATTAGTTGGAACAATAGCAGCGAGCAGGTGATTATTATGGAAGCTTGCAGATCGTGGACAAAGAGCTGGTTGCTGACTTCCGGTAAGGCAGAGTTTCGCATGATCGTAGACGAGGCGAAGCTGACCCCGAGACAGCAAGAAATAATTGAACTGAAATTTATAGACGATCTTAAAAATTATCAGATTGCTATGAGAATAAATACGTCGGTACAGACGGTAGAGCGTGACTTGATGCAGGCGTATAATTCCATTTACAGAATACTTGGAGGTATGGCTGATGACAAAAATAATAGTAAGAAGTAACCAGTCTTCTGTGAACCCTACTGCTGGTGGACAACGTGTAGGTGTAGAATATAACGATGCCGGAAACAGAGCAGCGGCTAATATGTATGGTACTATCGGAAAAGCATTCAATGCAGGACTGGATGTTTTGAATAAAGAGCAGGAGCAAAATGAAGCACTGCGTGTGGCAAAAGCTACGAACGAATTTAATCTTGAACTTGGCAAACTGAAAGTTGACTACATGCAAAAGCGTCAGGGTAGTAATTCAGCCGGCGTGATAAACGACTTTTTAAAAGACGCAAATGTATTGTCAGAACGTATTTATGCAAAATCTGGTATCCGCTATAAATTGGGCGAACAGGCCTTTAAACGCATAACAGATAATACCCTTGCTACTGACGGCGTACAGCTCTATAAATTCCAGGAACAGGAAACACAAAAATATAAACAAAATGTCTTTGATCAGTCTGCAGATAATTTGATAAACGGTGTAATCGATGGCGAGAGCTTGCTTGAGAATTATCCGATAATGGAAGGCTTGTATAGAAGTATGTTCCCAGATCTACCAAAAGAACAGTACAAACAAGTGGAAACAGAGATGGCAAACCGTTATGCAGCTATATTGGTAAATGATGCGGTAAACCAGAACAACTATACCCTTGCCGAAGATAGGCTCAGCTATTTCCGGAACAAAATATCTCCAGAGATGCGTACAAAGCTGGAAGCAGCTTTATATAGTGAACAGGAATATGTTGAAAATAGTGATGCAGCTAAAGAGCTGGTGAGAAGGAATATAACGGATCCTGAGGAACAGGACGCCTTTCTTGACAATTTGTTCAAATCAAAAGGAACTGTACCCGAAGGCAAGTATACATTTAAAGACGGCGTAAGCTTTGAAGGAATGCAGGAAACCGCAGTACAGGGTATAAAAGGCATAACAGGTATACTTAATCAATATGGCATAGATGATGTATATATAACAAGTACAAAGAATGACTACAGCGGCCATGCCCCGGGGAGCGCTCATTATGAAGGTGTAGGGGTCGATGTTGCCAGTGATAAGTTAGCTGAATTGGATGAATCCAGCCGTAATATACTGGCTGATAGGATGGAACGTGCCTACCCAGGGCTAAAAGTTTTGAATGAGTACGATGACCCGTCTGACTATGCAACAGGTGGGCACTTCCATCTCGACTTCACAAACTACAAAGGCGAGAGCAGGCTCGGCGCAAGTGGACTGAGTGCTAGAAGAAAAGACCAGATAAAGGCTAAAGCTTCAGCTATATTGAGGGATAAAGATCGTGCACTAAAAGAACAACGACAAAAATACAAAAATGATTTAGCGTTAAAAATAAATACTGCTCCTACGGAAGCTGAAGCTGTTGATATGATAAATAATTCTGATTTGGATAGTGAAGAAAAAATTAAATTGATAGCAGCTCAAAGACGGGTTAGAAACCCGTCAAATTATATGACTACTGCTGATGCTGAAATGTGGAAATATGTAAACAGTGGAAATTATAATAAAGATTTAACTTTAATGGAAGAATATAATAATCGTGTTATGGATAGTACTGATGAAATAACTCCTGCTCAGCAAAGAATGTACAATAGAGCTGCTGTGAAGTTAAATGATTATTATGCATGGGCTAATCATAACTATCAGACCAGAGATTATAAACAGGACTATAGCAATAACCAAGAGTACGAACAAATGCTTTCAGATATTGAATATATGGCAGAACGAGGTGCTTCTAAAAACGAAATAACGAAATATGTGCAGGACATAGCTAAAGAAAATGGCTTTGATGAACAATATATTCTTGACACTATTATGTGGGATAAATTAGGTAAAATTGAAGGCGGTGTGAAATAATGTCGACAGCGAGAGAAAAAATGCTGGCAAAGTTTGCAAATAAACCGGTTCTTGAAAATAAAGGATTCTTTCAAAGAGCTGCGGAACGTGTAACTGAGAATTATTTAAATAGCCAGGGTGAAGTTGAACCGTCATTAGAAGAACAAATGGAAGATGTAACTGCAGAAGAAAGAGGTAAATTTTTTGCGGACGCAGGAACTCGGATAGGAGAGGCAATAGAAAATTTTGCTACAGGAGCTGTACAAGGCGCACAAGAGGTCGGTAGGCAAGCTAATCGGCTTGCTGCAGCTAATCCACTTGCTTTGACTGGTACACCTATGCAAGAAGGGTATACAAATGCGCCAGTACCTACACAAACAAAAGAACAGGAGAAAGCAGGGGAGCTATATAAGAAGGCTACAGGCAATTTCGCGGAAGAAACTATAGCGCCTGCTGCAATGGCTACAGCACTGTTAGCCCCAAGTAGTTTTGCCGCACCTGTACTTTCTCCTTTTGTTTTGTCCAGTTTACAAACCAATATAAATAAAAGCGGTGCTAAAGGTGTACTTGATACTGCAACTGATTTTTTACCCGGTGCAGGTGCTTATCAAGTGGTAACACAAGAAGGCGCGACAGACTATGCCAAAGAACGTCCAGGAGCCTTTGCAGTTGATGTAGTAGCCAGTTTAGCACCTGATGTGCTGGGATTCAAAGCTGGGAAACACGCTGTAAAAGATAGCGTTCCTAATTACAGGATGGCAATGTCATCTTTGTTAGGGGAAACCGAAAGAAGAACGGCATATACTGCATCAAAAATTTTGCATAATATATATGACAATAGTAAAGAAAATCTACCTGAATTTAAAATGCAAGAGGTTACTGTAGAGCCGTTAAAGGATACTCGTAAAGTCCAAGGTATGTTAAGCGAAAATCAAAGTCTGCCAGAGGTAAAATTAGCTATTGATGAGCAAAACTTTGCAAAAAATGTTGATGCTATTGTTCAAAATACCTATAAAGGCGACAGTGCTGTCCCTGTTATGTCTACTCCATTAGCTTTAGAACTGGCTGGTGCTGAAATATTACCTATTGAAATCAGTCCTAAAAACTTAAAAAAAATAACCATAGGCAAACATAATGTTGCTAATGGTGAAGGTATGACTCCAGAGATTGTTAAACAAATACCACGAGCCTTAACTGATCCAATTATGATTTTTGATGCTGAGTATAGCGGCAAAAAAGGCGAAAAGAGAATAATTGCAGTATTAGATTTAAAGGATGAAAATGGTACAACGATCGTAACTCCATTTGAATTAAAACAGAGAAATAATAAAAAAGGATACGAAATCAATGAAATGCTTAGTGCTTTTGGTAAGGAGGATAAAGTTACTAAGCAACAGGCTACTAAATGGTATGAAGATAATGTATTAGCTGGCAGATTGCGGTATATAAACAAAGAAAAAACTGCCGAGTGGCTCAAATCCGCAAGGGACGAATACCCAATGTTGGAAAGAGCAGTCGACAGTTCTCTTACTTTAAATATACCTACTGAGAAGGATTTTGTCAACCTGAAAAATAGAAAGACAGAACAATATTCTTTAGGGAATAAGTCAACTGGAGAAGAAGCTACTTTCGGTCGATCTGGAAAAACAAAAACATGGGGAGAAATTAAGCCGGTTACTAGAAAAGAGGTTGAAGCTGCTTTTAATGCAATCGTTCCAGTTCGTGTCGGAGGCGTTGATGAAAAATATAAAGGATTGTTTAAAGTTGGGCCAGAAGTTGTAAGAAGTAGGGCTTTTGCTGATTATGCTACATACTCACATGAAATTGGACATTTTTTAGATAAAAAATTAGAAGTCAAAGGCAGCGATGCAGAACTTATTGCTGGAGCGGAGAATGTATGGGGGAATAATAGCGTATTTAGAGAATATAATAATGCTGAAAAACGTGCAGAGGGTATTGCTGAATTTACAAGGCAAATACTTGCTGACCCAGAAATGGCAGAAAGGAATTTCCCTAAATATTACGAAAATTTTATTCAGGCTTTAAGGAACTCTAACAATAAAGACTTAGCTAAAAAGTTTGATAGGCTTGCTGATGTAATGCGTCGTTATTCTCTGCAAAGCGATCAGGCAAGGGGAAGAGCTTCTATATCTTTTGCTGATGATTTAAATTTAAAGAGCATTACCCAAAAGGCAGAAGATGTTTTGGCGGACGCATATAAGTATGCGGTTGATGATAAAGACCCTATAAATAAATTTGTTGAAGCTGTTATTGACAAGACTGGTAAAGAGTTACCATATGAGGATAATCCTTATTTGCTTGCAAGAAGTGCTGCAAGCAGTGCAAAATCAAGGTCAACAATGCTTTTGGATGATAAGGGTAAGCCGACAGATGTTATTGAGGCTTTAAATAAAGTCTATAATAACAAATTAAAGTATGCTGTTACATTGCAGGATATTTTAAAAGAAGTGGATAGTGTAAAGTTTTCTAAAGATTATCTGCGGAGTAATGGATATAAAGATAATCGGCAGGCATTTTCTACATACTTAGTAGCTAAACGACAGCTTGAGTTACAAAGCATTCATAAAGAATATAATGGATCTATGGAGAAGAATATTGCGGCAAGTATTGTAGAAAATGCTCCTAAAGAGTTTATTAGTGCTTCAGAAAAGGTTCATCAACATTTTGATAATGTGCTGTCAATTTTAGAAGATAGTGGAATTATTAGTAAGGAACAGCATAATACATTAGCAGAAAAGTATAAAAATTATGTCCCTATGTATAGAGATAGAAGCATGGAGGATGTGAAAATACCTGGTTATAAACCAAAGTCAGGACTTGCAAATGTTACAAACCCAATAAAAGGGTTAAATGAATATGGCAGTAATAGAAATGTTATTGATCCGTTAGATAGTTTAATTGCCTATACACAGAAGTCTGTGGATGCTGCAGAACGAAATAAAGTAGGGCTTGCGTTATCAAGACTAAAAGATATAGAAGGCATTGGTAGTTATTTAGAGGAGCGACCAGACTTAGAAGGTAAAGGATCTCCAGAGAATTTTGTGTTTATTGTATGGGAAAATGGTGAAAAGAAATCATATCAAACAGCGCCAGAATTATATGATGCAATGGTTAATTTAAGTTTGCCAACATTTAATACTGTTGAAAAAGTATTTATGACACCAGCCGAAGTTATGCGTGCTGGTGCAACAGGAACACCTGCTTTTGGTCTTTTTAACCTTGCCAGAGATACTTTGACATCTGTTTTGTATTCTAATAATACAACTATTCCTGTCATCGAACCGATTGGTAATACGATGTATGGCCTTTGGGAAGCATTGCGAAGCAATTACCATAAAAAAAGCAGCCTATATAGGGAGTTTGAAGTTGCTGGTGTTCCGATGACGACACGTATTTCTACAGAAAGATCTAGTTTAAAATGGCAAAAATTACAAGAAGCTCCAGGTGTAAAATTGGGAACAATGCTTTACAAGGGATTCCAGAAATTAAATCAGTCGCTAGAAGAAGCGGCCAGGTTAGGCGAATTTGCTGCAGGACGCAGAAAAGGAAAAAGTATTCAGGAAGCTGGATTGGAAGCGAAAGAAATAACTACAGACTTTAGCAGAGGAGGGAGTTTAGCGAGAAAATATAATAGATATGTTCCGTTCTTTAATGCGGCCATTCAGGGTACTGACAGGCTCATTAGAGAGGTTAAGGCTCACCCTGTGCGTTTAGGCGCCAGAGTAGGGACAGCAATAATATTGCCAGCTTTATTTGAATGGGTGGCATTTTATGATGAAGATTGGTATCAGGATGTTCCTCAGGACATTCGAGATAATTATTTTATTGCAAGAATTGGAGATGAAATAGTAAAAACTCCATTACCACAGGAAGTTGCGTTTTTAGCAGGCGGATTTAAAAGAAGTCTTAGTAAGTTGCTTGATGATAATCCGGATGCAATGAATAAATGGGCTGCAAATACACTTGATACAATGCTGCCGGATTATATACCTGCTTTCATGAAGCCGTTTATAGAATGGCAGTCATCTTATAATTTCTTTACGGAAAAGAATATCATACCTGTAAGTTTGCAGAATTTACCAGATCAAGAACAATATGATATTTATACAAGCATGACTGCAATAAAACTTGGTCAGGCTTTGAATGTCTCTCCGAAGAAAATTGATAACTTGATCCAGAATGTAGGTGCGACCGGGGCTGTTACTTTAAATGCTATGATTGGTGATTATGCTTTGGGCCGTGAAAATGAGTTGCCCGCTAAATATATGAATGAACAGCCTATTATTGGGCGGTTCGGTTATACGCCTGGTAAACGAAGCCAGAATATAGAGGATTTCTATCAGCTTTATAATGATACCAGTAAAGAGTTTAATGCCTATGGTAAGTTAGGTAAAAATGCTAAAAACTGGAATGGCTTGAAAAATGCAATGAAAAAAGTGCGTGCGCTTAATAAAAAACGGCAGACAATACTTAATAATCCTAAGTTGTCTGCTCAGGAGAAACGGGCGCAAATGGATAAGTACCAACAGGACATTATAAGGATTGCTACTATGGCAAACGAAAAGTACAGTTTAAAAGAATAAAAATAAAACCGCTAAACTGATTGGAAACGAGAAGCCCGAATGACTCATGCCGTTTTCAACAGATAGCGGTTTTACTTTTTGCTAGAAATAACTTTCTACAATAGTCAAATATTCTTCGTTATTTAATGACCAAAATAATTCAGTGGATTTATCAATAATAGATTCATTTTCTTTTTGCAATTTGTCAACTTTATTCATTAACGATTGCCCTTCGCCAAATACTAATTCATAAGTTCCCAAAGATAAAATAGCTTGAATTTCTCTTTGGTTTTTATCATATTTTTCATTTGTAACCTTCTGAGCTTCAATCCAATCAAAGTGTTTTTCAATAGACTTATACAGATTGTTGTATATAGCAAGATTTTCTTCGTTCTTAATTTTCCCTCTTGTGGAAATTAATTTATTTTTTTGCATGAGTAAATCTCCTGATATTTTAAGCAACTTTTTGTTATCAGATTCTTTCCCAAATTGTTCTCCTACCTCGTTATTAATCTTTACTAAATTCTGATATATTGTTTTTAAATTATTTTTTATTTCTTGTTGTTCTCTATATGGAGCATATATATATGAATAGCTTATTATACAAACAGCTATAAACAGTACTAACAAAAATATTTTTTTCACAATAACCCTTCTTTCACTTTTTCAAAA